CGGTGTGGCCTTCCTTGTCGGAGGCGGCCTTGGGCTTCCCGGTGTGGTGCATGGCCACGAGGACGGCGCCTGTCTCGAGGAGGATGGGGGCGAGGTCATGGCGCAGGAACTTGGACGCCTGCTCCTGATCGGAGACGTCGATGCCGGCGAAGGAAAGCAGCGGGTCGATGAAGACGATGTCGGCTCGTTGGTCGATGATGAGCTGACGCAGGGCGGCGGTAAAGGTCGTGCCGGTGCTGACGGTGTCGCGGTAGATGGCGAGGTGATCGCGGAGGGTGGCCTTCTCGTCACTGTCGAGGTAGGCGCCCAGGATGACGTCCTGCAAGGCCTCGGAGATGTCGCCCGCGTCATTCTCAGCCTGGAGCACAACGGCGCGTAGGGGCTTGGCTGGCTTGATGCCGAAGAAGTCACGGCCTGTGCACCAATGGACGGCGGCCTGCATCATCAGGGAGGACTTGCCGGTGCCGGACTGGCCGACGATGAGCATGGACCCGCCCTTGCATAGCCAACGGTTTGACCCAAGGACACAGGTAGGGTCTTCCTTGCGCTTGAAGGACATGAGCGCGTCGAAGTCCATGCGCGTCGGACCAGATACCTTCTTCCCCCTATTGCCTGCCTTGAGCGAGCCCTCGGTGAAGGCGACCAGGGCTTCGGGGTCGGCGTCTTCCTCGTTGGCGTGGTCGTAGAGGCGGGACGCAATGAGGCTGATCTGTCGGAGGGCGGCCTTGCGCTTGATGAGTTCGGCCCAGCCAGGGTTGAGGAGGGACGAGCCGACGCTGGTCGTCAGTTCGGAAATGTAATGGGCTTCCGCGGGCGACTTGGCCTCGCGCAGCTTGTTGGTCACGACCAGTTCGTCAGGCGGCGTGCCGGCTTCGGCGAGGGCCTTGATACAGGCGGCCGTGTCCTGATGCTTCGGTTCGTGGAAGTCCGAAGGGAGCAGGCCTTCGGGGAGAGGGAGGGCATCGCGTAGCAGGACGCCGAGGAGGTGGCGTTCCGCTTCGATGGCGGATGGGAGAGGCATAGGGAGGGAGTGGGGTTGTGCCGATGTGCGTCGGCGTGGTCAAATCTTTTACCTTTTGCGGGGCGGTGGTCCGTAGTGGTCGACGGCGCGGAGGCGGCCGGACTTGCCGATCAGGATTCGGTAGCGGGCCTTGACGAGCGCGCCGATCGCGAGGGCTTTGTTGATGTAGATGGACGCGGTATGCCCGGCCTTGAGTTTCCATTTGGCCGCCCACTGGTCGCGAGTGAGGAAGCCTTTCGGCGGCTTCACGGCGCTGCGGTTAATCTCGGCCATGACGGCGAGGAGGACCGGGTCGTTGCCGACGCGGGTGTAGAGCATCTTCTTCTTTGACTTGGCCATGAGCTCAGGGGGTGAAGGTCTTGAGGTCTTTCGTCCAGATCCATTGATTGCCCATCTTGTGGACGAGCCACGCCTTGTAGTCGCCGCCGGCGGTCACGAAGCCGGCCACGAAGCCCGAGCCCCATCGAGCTGAGGCTAGGCGCTGGGCGCTGTATGTCATGTCCTCCTTACGGCAGAGACAGCCGGCCGAGAAGGCGTTGCCGCCGCCGTGCTTGGTCAGGGCGATGCTCGCCAGGTTGTGCGTGTGGCCGTGGATGAGAGCGCCGCCGAAGGGGCTGTAATGGAGCCCCTGGACAACGGTGGCATTGGCTCCGTGTGCGTATCCGTGTATCATCGCCACCGGGCCTAGGCGGTAGACGCCTTTGTCTGCGTGGTAAGGCAGGATGGTCTTTGCGCCGCACTTGCGGGCGTGGGCGTTGATGTGATCCTTCACGCCTTGGCAGTAGTCGCGGACGAGGGCGGAGCCGGAGCCCTGGGCGGCGTCGAGTCGGTGCTCATGGTTTCCCCATAGCCAGACGTTAGGCCGCCAGAGCGTGAAGAAGTCCTTGCCCTCCTCGATGTCAGCCTGGAGCGACTCGGCGCCTTCCTTGTCCGTGCCTACGCCCTTGCGGAGGGAGCGGAAGTCGTACTGATCTCCGCCGGCCACGCGGATGTCGGGCTTGAAGTCCTTCGTGAACTCGCAGAGCGCAGCCAAGGCCTCAGGGTCGGCCATGTCCCCGTGGCTGTCGGACGCGAAGATGAACTTGGTCAGCTTGCTCATTTGCTTTCGAGGTGAGGGATGGGCAGACCGGCGTCGTAGGCCGCGAGCATCTCGTCGCGGTGGCGGCGTGCCGTCTCGAGGTCTTTGCCCAGGTTGTGGATGATCTCGGTCTTGCGCCGACGGATGCGCAGCCACCAGCAATCGCCGAGCTTCTGGAGGTGGTGGTTCGGGTTCTCGGTCTTGATGTAGGCCGGCTTGTCGTTTCGTCCCGTGCGGGTATACTTGGGACAGGCCAGCAGGAAGGCGATGCGCTCGTCGGTCAGGCCGGCACGCTTGGCCCACGCGATCCGCTCGTCGGCCGACATGGCCTCGCCGAGGTTCAGAGGTTCCATGTCTTCGCGAGGTGACGGCCCTCGGCCAGGATACATTGCCGGGAGTTAGGGGCGAAGACGAACTCCTGGTCGAAGGAATGGAACTGCTTAATCTCGCAGATGCTGTCCATCTCCTCGTCGTTGGCCGGGCCGACGCCGGCGGTGGAGACGTATATCGTCCGCACCTTCCAGCCACGCTCCCAGAGGATGGACTGGCAGACGCGCAGCTCGTTGATGTAGCGCCAGTCTGAACAGACCACCGTCTCGGGGGCGACCTCGTCGGGCGTCATCTGGATCGGGACGAAGTGGGCGAGGTTCTCGGCGAAGATGTCCGGGTTGAGGGAGCGGGCGAACTTGCCCAGGGTGACGAGCACGTCCCGATGTTTCACCTTGAAGGCCTCGTTATGGAAGTCGGCCTCGATGTTGAGCGACCAGAGGAAGTCGTTCGCGGCATCCTTCAGGTGGGAGGCGAAGGAGGTCTTGCGCGACGGGCGGCGAGACCATTCTAGGATGCCTTCGGCGAGGGTGTCCTTCCCCGCCCTTGCGAAGCCGGAGATCAGGACAAGGGTCGGGGCGGACATGGGTTGCATCAGGCGGCGGCCTCGTTGGCCTTGCGCAGCGCTTTCGCGATACGGGAGGCGATGCGGGTCTGACGCCCGGACATCTTCACCTTGCGCCTGACGCGGCGAAGGTTGATGTCAGGGTTCTTGAGCAGGGCTTCGACGAGGGCCTGCCGCAGCTTGGCGTGGTTGTCCATCAGAAGGGCGGGTTCTCGGGCGTGGGCTCGGCGACCGTGGGCTTCTGGGAGCCGCGGGGATACGAGAGCTTGTATTTGTATTGGGGCTTCCCCTGCCACTCGCCGTTCTCTTCGACCTCCACGCCGACGAGCAGGGTCTGACCGCAGGCGGGGCCGATGTATTCCAGGAACTCGGCGGGAGTCGCGTCGAGCCTGATCTCGTTGGTGAACTTGCCGGAGAACTTGCCGACGAGCATGGCGAGCGCCTTGCCGTATTTGGTCGAGAAGTTCTTCGACAGGCAGAACCCCTTGTCGTCGAGGAAGAACAGGCGGCACGAGGACGTGCCGTCTTCCCAGACCTTGACCTTGTCCGTGCCCTTCGGGCGGATGAGTTTCAGCTTATACGTCCCGTTCTGGGAGATGGACGTGAGGGGCGTGCGTTCGTTGTTGGGTTCCATGTTAGGCATTGGGAAAGTTGGCGATGCATTGACGGACCGCCTTGAGGTTGAAGCGCTTCGTAACGACGTGACCGACGGCGAACTTGAAGGCCTCGGAGTAGGAGTCGGAGTCAAACCAGGCTTCGGCCTTGGTCGATGCCCGGAAGGGCCACGGCTCAATGTAGAACGGGTGAATCGTGCGGACGGAGAGGTCGGCGAACTGGGTCACCTCCTCCCACGTCACGTCGGCGTGGCCGGCCTTGTGAGCGATGCCACGCTCGTTGACGATCCAGTCGCGGTTCTCGAACCAGGTCGGAACCTTGATGGTCTTGTCGGGTAGGTTTACCATGTTAGGCGAAGTTGATAGGGGCGGCGGTGGTCGTGGACTTGATGTCGATGACCTGGACTTCCTGCGGGTAGGACGGCCAGACGCCGGTGGCGCTGCATTCCTTGTAGAGGGTGATGGCCTTCTCGAAATCAGAGACGGCGTAGGACATCAGCTCGGGGCCGACCTCCGCGATCGCCCACGAGAACGGGGCTTCTTTCTCCACAAACAGGAAACGGAAGCCGAGAGGACGGCGACCCGTGGCGAGTTCGTAGACAAGGCGATACCAGTATGCTTGCAAGTTATAGCGGTATGCGCGGATGCTCTTGAGCATTCCAGCGGGAGTCGCTTCGCCCGGGCCCGTGGTCTTGATGTCCCAGAGGTAGTCGCCGGCCACGCCGTCGATGGCGGCCTTCAGCGGGACGCCGCAGTAGTCCACATGATACATGACCTCGGTCGCGTCGAAGACGACGCCGTGGGCCTTCAGCGCGTGGCGGGCGGACGCGGCGACGAGATGGCCGATGGCGGACTCCTCAGCGTCGAGGATGGTCTTGCCGGCGTTGGCCGTGGCGAAGGCCGCCCAGGTCTCCTTGCCTTCCTTGGTTCGGCGATCCACCTCGGGGGCGGTCGCGTAGAGGTCGTTCAGCGTGTGCGGTTCCAGCACGGCGGCGTGGACGAACGTGCCGAAGCGCAGCGCCTTGGTCTCTTCCTGGGGCGTGTTGATGTAGGCCTGATAGTGCGCGGGCGAGTTGGCGATGAGGACCTTCGCGGCGGACTGGTTCAGCGCCGGGAAGGCGCGGTATTCTTTGCGGTCGTGGATTTGGGGCATGGTGTGCGTTTGGGTGGAAAGGTCAGAGGGCTGCGTCTTCTTCGTCGCCGGGGTTGTGCTCTTCGACGTGCGCCGAGATGAGGTTGCAGAGGTCGATGGCGTTGTCGGCCGCGAGGGCGATGCGGTCGAGCTGATTGCGGAGGACGCGCTCATGGGCGACGACGGCCTTGATGCGGTCGTAGATGGGTTTGACGTGATAGGCCTCCTCGATCTTCTCGGCGTCAAGGGCGTCGAGCTCGTTGTTGGCGGCGATGATGGATTCGGCGAGCGCGTTGGCGTCACCGGCGAGACCATCGAAAGAGTTAGGGCGGAGGGTGGCCAGTTCGCCGGCTAGTTGCGTGAGGAGGTTCCTCAGGTATTCGCGGTTCGTCATTTGGTGAAGGTAAGTTCTTTGACCTCGCCGCTCGGAGCGAGCGTAAAGAATCGGACGACGGAGCGGGCGAGGGACGGGTAGGTCTTGCGCTTCCACGCGTTCAAGTCCGTCAGGAAGTCGGCGTGCTTGCGGGCGGTCATCTCGACGTAGGGATAGCCGTCCAGGAGGAGGAGCAGGGCGTATTGGCCGCGGACGGTGGCCGCGATCTTCTCGATGCCCTTGGGGGTGTCGCTCATTGGCCGGTCTTTGCGCGGTTCCACTTGGCGATGGTCGAGATGACCACGGCCGACGAGATCGCGTCGATGTTATGGTGCTCGGCGAGGTCGGTCAGGACGCGGACGAGTTCGTTGCCGGCGTAGCGCAGTTCCTGGATGGTCTGCATCTGGTTGGCCGACCGTTCCTCGGCGTGCTTGCAGGCCTTCATCCAGAACTCGGCGTGATCGTCATCCATGGTTGCGGGCCTCCTGCCAGTCCTCCACGGCCTCGATGAGTTCCTCGGGGTGGACTCGCTGGGCGTGGCGGACGCAATACCAGAGGGCGTCGCCGGCCTCGCGCATCGCTTCCAGGCGTTCCTCCAGCTGCTTGATGCGGGCGTCCTTGGCGGCGAGGAGGTTCTGGCCGTGCAAGGCCCCCATGGCGGCGGAGATGGGGTCGAAGGGGTCGAAGGGCTTAGGGTCGCTCATTTGGTCAGGGGGCGGGGGGCGGACGGGGTGGGGGAGAAGGCAGGGCCGACGTTAGAAACGGCCGCAGAACGGATGCCAGAAGCCTCAGAACCGTTGTCGTCCAGGTCCACACTTATGCCGCAGGCGGTGCTGACTGACATCCTTCGCGCATAAGTTATCAATCCGCCGACCTGTTGAGCGGTCAGGCCTTCGGCCTTCATCAGGAGCGTGCCGAAGTCGAAGCGCTCGCCGGAGACGTGCAGGAAGGCGGTAGAGACGCCAATCTTGCCCTCCTGGGAGACGAGCGTCTGGATCAGGGCGAGGTTGTGGTCGAGTAGGACGGGCTTCACGGCATCGAGCAGCGCGTCGAGACTGACATACCTCGCGGTAAAGTTAGCCTTTACGACCTTGTTGGCCTTGACGTTGTCGAGCTGCGCGAGGGCGGCGACCAGGTCGGCCGTCGCGGTGTTGGTGGGTGTGGGTTCTTTAGGCATAGGGAAAGGGGCTGTCAGTCCTTGCGGATCAGGTCGCGGATGTCCGGCTTGTCGATGGAGTCCTGGAGGACGGAGAGCGGGACCTGACGGACCTTGCCGTCGATCACGATGTTGTAGGCGGGGCCGGAGGGCTTCATCGTGCTCGTCAGGGGCTTCGCGAGGACGCCGTCGTGGAGGAGGATGTAGCGCGTGCCGGGGATGACGGCGTAGGCCTTGACCTCGGGGATGTTCTTGGGTGCGGATTTCTTCATAGGTTGGGAAAGGGTTTAGTTGATGACGCCGCGGATGGCGGAGTCGTAGATGAGGAGGGCGTCGGCGTTCCAGTCGTAGACATCGGTCTGCGGGAAGAGCTCTTTCGCCCGGGCCTTTAAATGTCGCTTCCAGCCCGAGCCGTGGTCGGCCTTCTTGCCGACGGGATGCGTGCGCTGCCAAGCCTTCGGGTCGATGCGGCGGACTTGCCAGCCCATCGCGACGGAAGCGCCGTAGATCACGCCGACGTTGAACTGGAGTTTTGCGATGGAGGCCGCGGGAATCTTCGGGCCGTATCCGGCCATCGACGGCGTCTCCAGGTATAGCGCCACGCTCTTCGTCTTGCAGGAGAGCTCGGCCATCAGCTCGCAGATTTCCACATCGCTGTCGGGCATCTTACGGGCCTCGACGCCGTGTCCGTCAACGGACCAGACGAAGGCCCCGTTCGCCCCGGGGTCGACCGCGATAATCATGTGCGCCATGCGGGGATGGTCAGCGGGTCAAAACCTTTTGCGAGCGGAATAAATTGCCCACGCGTTCGGCGTAGTCGTTGGGGGCGAAGCGTCGGGATACCGCGCCCGACCAGCCGACGTTCCAGACCAGGGCGAGTTGTTCGGGGGACGGGTCGGGCTTGCCGATGCGCTTGAAGTTCTCGCGGATCGTGCGGAGGTGGGCGGCCGCGATCATGTCCTGGGCGGTTGCGTCCCGCCATTTCGACCATTGGAAATGATGGTGGCCTTCCCGCTTCAGGCGCTCGTTTGCGTCGTCCCAAGCGGCCTTGCCGACCTGATACATCCCGCGCTCACCGGCCTTGCCGACGGCCTTGCGGTTCTGGCCTGACTCGACGACGGCGATGCACTCCAGCAGGGTGGCCTCAGCTGCGGCCGCGGCGTTGAAGCCGAGGAGCAGCAGGGCGACGATGGAGAAGGGGCGTTTCATAGGGGTAGTCCGTTAATAGTTAGTTTGCCGTCTAGGTTTATTTCGTAGGTCTTTCCGTGGGAAGACTTGATGGATATGGTCACAAGGCCTTTAGAGCTCTTTGCAAGTTCGCGCTCCCTTTGATGTATCTGCTTTTTAATCGCTTCGATTCTAGCCTCTCGTCTTTGCAGGATTTCTTCGACCTCCCTGTGAAGGACGAAAGGGCCGTCTGATTTCATAGAGGCAACGCCGGCTATGATGCTATAACGGCGAGCCATATCAGATGCGTCGAGGGGTCTGGGAGCCGGAGATCACGAAGCCGTCGCTCAGTTGGTAGGAGTAGGTGATGCCCACCCAGCCGCCGGCCGCGACGAAGACGTCCAGGCTGATGGCCACGGCCCCGTCTTCCGAGAGGGCTTCGTGGTAATGCCGGAGAAGCTTCTCCATGCGCGTGGACTTGATGGCGGCCTTGGCCGAGACGATGTCGCCGCACATGATGCGCTCGTTGATTTCGTAGAGCTCGGAGAGGAGGGCGGTCATCCCGTCGAGGTGCTGGAAGTTACTCATGAGGATGGGCATCCGGGGTGATCGCCTTGCCGCGGATAATGGCATCGTCGAGCACGCGGATATGAATCCGCAGATTAACGATGTCTGCGGCCTGCATCTTGTTCACGTCGTCGAGGCGGTCGCACAGGTTGCGCAGCGCGTTGCAGTTGCGGTGCAGTTGGCGGGCCATGCTCCAGGGGAAGAGCCACCAGAAGCGTGGGAGGGAGTCGGGTCGGATGATGGTCATGGGTTGGTAGGGTCGGTGGGAAGGGTCAGGCATCAGCGGTAGGATTGGAACTTGAGGGTGGAGATGTCGCGTTCGGCATACTTGCGCTTGAGGTGGCCGTTGTTGGCCAGCCAGCGGTAGACGACCGACTTGTCCAGGCCTACGGCCTCGGCGGTCTTGCCGGCCATGTAGCCGGTCTTCTTGTAGATCGGGAGAATCCTTGCGGGCCAGTCCGTCGTATCGTGCTTGAAGAAGGTCCGGCCGTTGTGGTTGTTCAGGCGGTGGCCGAGGATGCGCAGCCAGAGGTTGATGTTGCTGGAGGAGCAGCCGAGGCGGGCGGCGATGTCGGGCGCGTTGAGGCGCTCGCGTTCGTCGAGCTGAGGGAGTTGAGCCTTGAAGGCGAGGATTCGGTCGTGCTTCAGTTTGCTCATCTTCACGCCGTTGATTTCGTGCGTGGCCTTGGGCTTACGGGGGGCTTGTCCTTTAGGCATGGTCTTACTTGGTTCGGTTATACGGGCCGCGGCGGTTGAGGTTCGTCCAAGGAATGCCGGCCAGCGCGATCCATGTGCGGACGGAGCCGATGGAGACGCCCAGGGCGGCGGCCGCGTCGGCTTGGGACTTGCCGGCCGTGTTGAGGGCGTTGAGCTGCGGGAGGATGCCGGCCAGACGGCGGGCGGCGTGGGGGAGCACCGGGCGGGTCAGGCGGAGAGGCCTGTCGCCGACGGTGATCAGGTCGGTGGGTTCTTGGTTCATGTGCGGTTTGGGTGGGGAGAGATTACTTGTCGCCGCGGATACGGACGAGGGAAGGGTGGCGGAGGGAGGCGTCGGGGGTGACGCAATGGAAGGCGACCTCGGCGGTCTGGCCGATTACCTGGGCACGGCGGGCGAGGAGTTCGCGGCGCGTGGCGTTGTTCATGCCCGTGCCGACGTTGACGTAGCGACGGCCGAGGCGCACGACGATGTGACCGGCCATGCCGGCGCACTTGCCCTTGCCTTCGACCACGTCCACGATCTCAGCGTCCACGGTGTCGGAGGCCTTGAGTTTCTGCCAAGCTGCGGAGCGGACGCCGTGGGAGTAGTAGGCGTCGCAGTCCTTGACCATGACACCCTCGAAACCTTGCGCCGTGAAGTCGCGGAAGGCCTCCTCGGGCAGGACGCCGACGAGGGACGGGACGAGGTGGAGGGAGCAGGGCTTCGGGAGGGCGGCGTCGAAGATGTCGGCGAGCACCTTGCGGCGTTCGCGGTAGGTGCTGGTGCTCATGCAGGGGAGGTCGAAGACCCAGAGGCGGGCGTCCAGGGCGGGCTCGGCCGACCTGATCTCGCCGACGTCGTTGAAGAACCCTTTGCCGGCGACGGCCTCGCAGTCCAGCGTCCAGATGCCGCGCAGGGAGCCGAAGAGGTCGAGCACCTCCTGGGCGAGATGGTCGAGGGAGGCGAGGCGATTGCCACGTCGGGAGGCGAAGGAGACCACGCCGTTGTCGAGGTCGGCGGTGACGATCACGCGGACGCCGTCCACCTTGGGCTCGACCGCGTAGAAGGCCGGAGCCTCGCCGCAGTAGGTCTTGGCGAGCATGGCCACGCCGCGGGGGGCGGAGGGCTTGCGGGTGGAGGGACGCACGTTGAACTGCGATTCGACCTTGCGGAAAAGTTCGTCGAGCATGGCGGTGGTTCAGCGTGCGCGCTTGGCGGCGGGCTTCTTGGCGACGTATCCGGGCAGGGACTTGTCGATGGCCTTGGCGAGATCGGGGCCGCAGAAGGTGACGACGGCGAGCCAGCCGAAGATGACGATGGCGGTGAGGGTGACGAGGGCTTTCATGTGCGTGGGCTTATGGGTTGGATTAGGCGATGAACCACTCGGCGATTTCAGCGTCGGTCATGTCGGCGACCATCGTCTTGAACTCGGGGTGAGCCTTGGCCTGGGCGACGGCCTTCTCGCGGTTGTGGTCGGTCACGCCCTTGAAGCAGGAGACGAAACCCTTCTGCGTGGTGGTCTTGATGTAGTGGGCCTTCTTGATGGCCTCGCGGCGAACCTTGGCGACGATGCGGGCGGTGTCCTTCTTGACCATTTCGCGCTCGACGATGATGTCCACGAGTTCGTCGAAGGAGAAAGGCTTTCCAGCCATGAACTCCCAGCCCTTCACGTCGCCCGGGCAGATGGTGTTGGAGAACTGGTCGGCGATGTCGCGGGCGGCGGGCGAGACGTAGCGCACGAAGGTCGAGCCTCCGTGGCCTTCGTTGCTCGCTTCGCCGATCGTCTTGCCGTCCAGAAGGACGGTGGCGGTGAAGCAGGTGGTCTCCTCGCTCATCCACTTGACGGTCTTGAAAGACTTCAGGGTGATGCGGGCGAGGCGGACGGCGGTGTGGGTGTCGGTGTTCATGTGTTGTGCGGTTTTGCCCGACTACATTCACCCACGGACTGCATTCAGTCAAACCTTTTAGCAGAAATCTTTGACGGGGGCTTTTAGGGGGGGCGAAATCCTACCCTAGGCCGTCCCTAGGACACCCCTTTAAAGGCCTCTCCTTGCCCTTCCTAGGCCGTTTGACGGCGGGAACGGAGGAAGACCGCCACCCCTACCCCTAGGCACCCCACGGCCAAGGCCCAGCCAAGGTCGCGGACGGACTTCAGGGCTAGGGTCGCCGTGCTCATGTTGCGCTCAAGGTCAGCCGAGTCGGACTTCAGGCCCGCGTCCGTCACGATCATGACCAGGGCGTCGGTGGACTGCAACTGGTCGAGGACGAAGCCTGCGATGTAAGCCGAGGAGAAAGCCGAGACTCCCGCGAAGGCCGTGATCAGGGCGACGGCCAGCAGGAGGTTATCGCTTCCGCTTTGCTTTGCTGGCTTTGCCTTTCCCATGGGGTTTGAGTTTGGCGGTGACGGCGCCGACTTCCTTTTCTCCGCGTGCCTTGATGTAGCGCATCAGGTAGTCCAGGCATTCGGGGGCCGCGTAGCCTGCCGCACCGACGACGGCCATGCGCAAGCCCGGGCTGGAGATGTGGTCTTGGATGCCGTAGCCGACCAAGGCGGCGGTGATCGCGGCGGCGAGGACACGGCGCACGACCCAGCCGAAGGAGACCGGCTCAGTCGAGAGCAGCAGGCGGGCGGTCATCGCGAGCCCTCCGAGGACTGAAGCGACGACGCCGTCCTTGAGTTCCTTCGGGATGTCCTCGGGACTGATGGGGGCGGGAGGCGGGCTCACGAGATGCGGGGCGGCTTGGAGTTCGGAGCGATGAGGACCCGGCGGTAGTCCTGCGACCAGAGCACGGCGGCGAGGTCTTTGCCGGCGCGGTCGACTTGAGTCTCGGTGAGAAAGGGGAACGTGAGATGGATCTGCTCGTGGCACAAGACCTCGAGCTGACGGCGGGCACCTAGGCGGGGGTCAATCTCGATGAGGTTCTCGCCGATGGTGGCCTGACCCCAAGCGCGCTCCTTGCCGAGTTTGCGCCAGATGACCTTCGCGGTCTTATGCTTGCGGCGGCTCATCTGCGGGAGGTGTCTTGTTGACGGAGTCGCGCACCTTGTCAGCCAGCCACCACAGGCCGAGGCCGCAGGAGATGACCAGCGTCGCCCCGGCGGCATACTCAAACCAGGGACTGTCGATGATGAACGGGACGGAACCGCAGAACGCTCCGCAGAGGAGCAGGGGCAGGCCGATGCGCGGGCCCATGAAGGCGGTCGTCAACGCACCGATGACGGCGAGGCCAGCGCCGACTAGAGTCCACGTCTGGGCGGAGGCGTCCTTCTTCACGCGCTCGACTTCGGCGGCGAGCTCCGCGATCCGGGCGTCACGGGCGGCGAGGGCGGCCTTGTTCGCGGCGACCTGTTTCTCTAGGTCAGCCCAAGCGGCCTCGGCGGCCTTCTGCTTCTCGGCGGCCTTCTTGCGCTGGGCTTCGTATTCGGCGGGGGTGGCCTTCTCGGAGCGTTGGCGGGCGAAGGCTAGGTCGCCCTCCGTGGGCTTCGGCAGGAAGGAACCCGCGACGGAGAGTTCGGACTCCACGACGGCGGGCTTGCCTGCGTTGTTGGCCTCGCGGGCCACGGTCACGGCGGCGGCCACGCGGGAGTCG